CGTAAGCCTCATCGAGCCTAAAGGTCGCGTTGTCCTGGCCCATGAGCATGAACTTATTGCGTTTGGCAAACAGGTAAAGCACCCCGTTGAGCTTAGCCATAGCGGTGAGGTGATCGGACTTCTTTGGGGCAGGGACATATATAAAGTCAGTCGAGGTGAACGTCTCATAGTCTGCAAAGTTGGTGTAAAAGAGGCGATTAGGGTCGTCCTTGTCGAAGAAGAAAAGTATACCTACGTGCTCCATGATGTCGGTTGCGTTATACGGCGAGGCAGAGACTTCTGCAGAGGAGGAGAAGTCGTATTTACGTGGCTTCCCGATACCATCTACGTAGTACACGACATCATTTACATACTCGAAGCGTACCTTCGTGGCGGAGGAGCTTACGGCGCTGTCTACCGATGTTGTAGCACCAGTTGAATCATTGATCGTGTACAAGTTGCTGCCATGTGCCAGAAAGGTTGTACCCGAGCCATCAGGGCGGTAGATACGGGTCAATCCTTTACTACCGCCTGCTGTTGCCGTGTAGAGCTTTACGTTAAGGCTATACGCAGCCGTAGACCATGTTTGTCCAGAATCGGTAGAGGTGCTCGCGTTGGTACTATTTGTCGTGCTGGAGACATACATCGTGCCCGTGCCTGAATCTTGTAACGCAACGGCTACCCAGTAGACTGAGCCGTTAGTGATGTCGGGCGCTTGCATGAGGTATGCAGTTAGGTAGGCGTAAGATGAAGTAATGTCGGTTTGTGCAACGCTTGTTTGAGCTAGCAACGTGCCAGGGACGCCAGCGTTGTCACTGTATAGGTAGACAAGCACCGTACCCGTTGCCGAGCCGCTGTTTTTAAGCCTAATGTCCATACGGTTCGCTACGCCGGTAGCTGTAGCCGTCAGTTTCTCCGCGTACCAGGTCGTTGTCGTGAATCCCTGGTCAGCTGCGCCGGTGGTGGAAGTAACCTGTACGTTTACGGCGGATCCGATTGCTACGCTGTAGTGGTCGCAACCTTTACGAGTACGGTATTTACCAATGCCATTGAAGCGCATGTCCATGACGTAACGTAGGGTATTGTCTGGTTGCAGATCATTCGGGACACCGGTAAATAGACCCTTCTTGTAGTCGATGGGGTGCGTCTGGGCTTTTGCAGTGGCCACCGAGGGGACAGGTGCGCGTCTACCGCGTAACTGGTAGCGATGGAACATTACCAGTCGTCCCTTCGTAGTCCGGGCATGATGACCGTATCCGGCCCTGTCATAGTGTCATTAGCAAACCGGGTCATAAGGTCTGATACACGGTCATTAAACCGGTTCTGCAAAACGCCGGCTATGTCGTAGTTATCGCGCTCTTCTTCGCAACGATATGCCGCGCCTAGAACGATTGCCTCCCTGAAGTTCTGTGGCAGTTCGGGCACATCTGCGTCAGCGGCGAGCTCTGTCGGTATTTTCTGGTAGTACTGGCGCAAGAGGTACGCCAGGTCAGAAGGGCAGTTAAAGTACAGTTGGTTACCGTATTCGGTCCAATAGGTGGGCTGTGAATTGCTCAACGTATCAGGAGCAGGATATAGCTCAAAGAACTCTTCCCAGGGCTTGCGGTAGCCAGTTATGTCCCAGTTGCTTGTTGTTTGGGTCGGGTGGAGCATGACCAATTTCGTAGTTATCTGATGGTCAGATTGCTGGGTATAGGTGTTTTCGCCCACGGTAAGAGCACCAGATACAAGCTTCTGGAAGTACACCCACGGGTAAAGGTCGGCTATTTCGACGATGGCGTCATTAATAAAACCGTCAATTGTCGAGGCGGAGTAACTGGAATCTTTTATTTTCGAGCGGACACGGGAGCGTAAGTCGAGTAAGTTGTAACTCATTAAGAGCATACAACACCGTCTCTAGTCCTCTGTATTATACCATCAGAAGAGGTATCAGTCACCAACTTGCCAGGTGACATCAGTTATACCATCACCTGCTGCAATGTCTCCCGAAGGAGGAGCGCTGGGCACAATAATGGCACTTCCAATGGGGTCGGCGTCCGCGAAGCCGTGGAACCCTCCGTATGGCACCGACCCATCAAGCGGGGGTGTTGCCCTGTATTCTACGACTACCTGGGGCGTGCTTGTAGGCGCATTTCCACTTGTCCAGGAAACAGATTCTATCGGCATTACGCTACCGCCAGCGCCCGGCTCACTTCCACCCAGTTCGTCCCGTCCCAACGCATTGTAATAACATCTTTAGCGCCCGCTGCTGTGCTGAGTGTCAGGCTGCCGCCAGCTTTTTTAAAGTTGGAAGGCCATGTGACTGTGCGGCTGCCCGTACCATCCTGGGTTAGCTCCAGAATCATCAGCTCACCTTTGAAATAGGTGTCTGGGAAGGTAACGGTAATATTGCCAGTCAGCGTCGCCGTTATATGCTGCCCGTTTACTCTGCTAAAGGTTGTTGCGCCTGTTACGTTGCCCTGTGCGTATAGGACATCTGGATTGATGCCAACGTTATTATGACCTGTCATGTTCGTTGGAACAGTGCCACCAAGAACAATAGGCGTCGTGCAGTTAATAAAGCGGTTATTAGAGATGTCAATACCTTGTATGTCATTTACATAAATGCCCCGAAAGGCACCGTCAACTGTGTTGCCTTCGACAATGACATCAGCCATATAGCTCAATTCAATGCCCCACGCCTGTTCGGTATTCGTTGTAGTGCCATTGATCGTGTTCCCTTTGATATTTACCTTGCGTGTACGGCTAGAAGTAGAGCTCTGCCCCTGGACAAAAATCTGGCCGCCGTTTGTACTGCCGTTGATCTGGTTGTTGGCGATGGTGATACATGACGAATCGTCTGTTTCGCTGGCATTCGAGGCGCAGAGCACAGCGATACGGGCGACACTACCCCCTGGGGCAGGGTTAACAACATTGCCGGTAACATTTACCTCAAAGTGCGGTATTTTCTCACCACCGAGGATGATGTTCCCCTGAGTAACATTGTTGGCGATAACCGTCTTGTTCTGTGAAACTATGTCAATAGCGTTGTAGTACGTGCCTGTGCTGTTAACGTTCTGTAAAACATGATTGTCGGCAATAATCAGCTCGCTCAGGGTGCTTGTTGCGTCTGATGGGCCCCCGCCTAATACGTCACAGTTCCCCAGACCAGACAAATAACAATTAACAACACGGATTTTGCCGTGCGTCGAACTGTTTGATTGGTTAAGGAACAGGCCAAAGCCATTACAATTCACGACCCATATGTGGTCAATAAGTATGTCGTCGCATTGGTCAACGAACATACCATACGCATTAGAGCTCGCAATGTTTGTGCCATCAATGCGGAAGTCGCGGAACGTTAGATGAGAGACACTTTGCGGCTTGAATGTCTTGCCAGTGCCGCTGCCGAGCTGGAACAGTGTCCCCCAGCCCTCACCAACAATAGTGTTTCCGGTCTTCGGAGAAACCAATCCTTGAATGTCAAACGTGCCTGCACGGAAAGACGCCTTTGCGCTCGCTGCTGCGTTCAGTGCTGTATTGATAACTGTGTGGTCTGATGTGCCGGAAGCGATATAGTCGGCATATGACGAACTCGGCCCAACTGTAACCGTTGCCGATCGTGTGTTTACCTTCGGTAGGGCGGCGGTGCCACCAATATCACCAGCTAACTGTAATCGGGCGTCTACACCCGTCCTAAGCTCGTTGATATGCGTATGGTATAGGTGGTCGTCGCTCGTGAGAGACTGGCTGCCTGAAACGTCACCCACTGTCCATGTCATGATTATGACCTAATGAACAGGTTTGCTGTATACCGGACTGTAGTCGGGTTTGTAACCCAGGTAGGGGTAACCCACTTTAGCTCGACATAGTCACCTGCCTGCACGCCGACTGACATGCCAGAGTTGTTTAACGCTTTAGAACGGGCGTCGAGGGCGACTGCATTCGTGATAAGGTAGTCGGTCGTGTCGTTCACGCGAATACTTATTGAGGATGTTTCGCTCGATCCAAGGGTGCCTGCGGTAAGGAAATATAGATATGCAACCTGGATGACACCAGGCCTTGGTATATACACTCTGCGTTCTGCAGCGGTCGTCCCCGCACCTAATGCTGACAGAGAGCCAGCAAAGTACGTGGTGGCGTCTACTGGGTTGAATGACGCGCCAGCCTCAAGTGTCAGAGCGTAGCCGCTCGATTTGGTGACCTTTGGACCGTCCATTACGCTACCGCCGTGTAGTTTACGCCTTCACCGCTGACGGTGACGTCTAAGTACACTTTTACGAGGTCATCAATGGGAAGGGTAACTGTGTCACCTGGATAGAGAATGACACCTCGCCTGGTTGCGCCGGAAGCAGCCACAACGGTACTCCCACCTACGGCAACCTGTCCGGTGTTGCTGTACTTAGCCTGAATAGCTACAGCCTTACATGCAGTGGTACTAGCAACTAACGTCTCCCTGGTTGCTGCGGTGGTAACAAGTTTGAGGCCGTCTGATATGGCGGTAGGAGAGCTACCCAGCTCGGTCTTTATAGAGTTAGTATTCGAATCGAATACCTTATTTAAGATCTCAGTAGATGAGCCCATGTGTTATGCATAACACGTACTCTAGTCCCCTACAGTATACCAGTTTCAAGACAACAAAAAAAGCGGTCTTCCCGTTACGTTCTGCACGTTCTGTGTACGTAATCTGTGGGTTTGACCGCTATATTTTGTAAAGTGTTAGCAGCCTTTAGGTGCCTTTGGCATTTTGCCCATTGGCATGTAGGTTGCGCTCTTCTTTTTAGCCATGATTAGGCTTCCTTAGCCCAAACGCCCTTGATGTTGGTTACGAACCAGCCGTTAACTCCATCACCGACAAGTGTTATCTCATCGCCGATTTGTGCGGTTGCCTTTGTGTTGACAAAGTCCTTGTCGTCAGCGGCAGTTACTTGCATACCTGCAATTTTGTCGGCCGCAGCTGGACTAACTGTTACTGCGGCAGATCCTGCTTGTGCCGAACGGGTCGGTGTGCCGCTTGCGTTGTCGCCGCCATTGCGGGCAGTGAATACGTAGCCGACTACAGTCGATGGCAGAGTAAGTGTAATTGCGTCAGTGATGACATTCTGAACGACGCCTACGTCTGTAATAGCCAGCGTCTTATTTTCGGTAACATCTACAGCACGGCGGCCATCAGGTAGCGTGTAGAGAGTAGTTGAGTTAGCCATAAGGCTCTATCCTTCTTTCTTACTTACGAGATTGAGAAGACATAGCGGTCGTTTTTCTGGAATCCTTGAGACGCTGTGCTTCTGCTCTCTCTTTTTGTTGCGCTCGGTACTCTTTCAGCTCTTCATCAGTAGCTGGGCGGTAACCGATCTGAGTGAATGCGTCCCCCTGGATCTTCCCAGCACCCTGCGCATAGGCTATCGAACCGTCTGGTCGTTTAACGCCAGCCGTTTCAACAAACTTTTGCGCTTGAGGGTGGAAATACACACCAGCTTCGTTGGGACGGGCTTCGCCGCCCTGGCCGTCGTGGTTGTATTCTTGGGCTGAGCCCTTAGGTATCATTCGTGGGTCCATAGTGTTTTACTCCTTTATGGTCGGATGCTAGGCGGTCATGTGAGCGCGGATAGCGACACCCTTGTTGTTGAGAACAAAGAAGTCGTGGTAACGGCGGTATTCACAAACTGCGCCATCGATACCACGCTGGTCAGTCAATACACGTGCCATTTCAATCTTGGAAACGGACTTGTGGGCCTTAGCGTGGGTAAAGAGGTAACCAGTGTTGGCTACGAGGTAGCTTGTAGGTACTACGATAACCTTTACGCCATTTACCATAGTGCGGACACCAGTCTGCGCGTTGCGGTAGCTGTCGTCACAAGCCTTACTGAAGGCGGTGTCGAGGCGCAGCAAGTTGTAGGTGGTCTCAGTCATGAAAACGACACGACCTTCTTCAGGAACAAGCGCGTCAGTCAATGCTGCGGTTTGTACCAAGAAGTCGCTGTATGCGTCTGAGCTTGAAAGGCCGTTAGTAACAGACTGGCTGTTAGCTACGGCGTAAGCCTGGGCAATAGCGAGGTTGTAAATGTCTACGTTAGGTACGGCAACTTCGCGAATCTGACGATCGATAGTCGTGCTAGCTTCTGCGGTGTTGTCTGTGTCCTTTAGGTTACCGGTGTCGATTGACCAGGTAGCTGCCTTGTCTTGCGACAGGGTTAGCGTCTGGGTACCGCCACCAAGTTCGTTCATTACACCGAAGCGGTTTAGGCCACTGCGTGTGTAATCAGTTTCTGCAACCGTGTCCCAGTTACGAATCGTAACCGCGTTCCGGCCGTTAAAGTCTACCTTTACATCCGAGTTGTTAAGTTCTGACGTCTTAGAAGGAAGGTAAAAATTCTCATCCAAGACAGCCAGGTTTGCGCTTGAAAGCGTTAATGACATGTTTCTGTCTCCAATTAGACAGCGTGCTTATCTAACCTCTTGCTTTGCGAATGGCCGAGTTGATCGGGTCTTCTTGGGGAGCTTGAGGATTTGGATTGGAAGCCTGGGCGGTGCCTCCTCCAGCCCGCTGCGTGTTTGCTAGGGTCTGGAGTACTTCTTGTTGCGCCTGAGTTTTAATCTGCGTTGTGTCGGCCGGTGTTGCTCCTTTGACTTGGTAATAGACGTCGTCTAGTGATAGAAGACCTTCATTAACCAGTTGCTCACGTGTAAAGACCCCGTAAGGTGTCTGTACCTGTTGTGCCAATGCCTGGGAAATACCCTGGCGGTAGTCAGCCCAATCTGTGTGTGCTTCCTTAAAATCAGCAAGCATTTTGTCCGTCTTATATTCACGCGCGAAATCATTAATGAACGCGAGCGGGTCAGTCTGTTGGTCGACTTGTTGCTGCGGCGTCAGTGATCTCTTTAGTTCAGACGCTTCTTGGGTCGCTCTTGTCATTTGCTTTTCTGAGTTGTAGGCCATTTTGGCGACCTTCTGAAATGCTTCAGGGTCATTAGGATCTACACCCTTACTCTGCAACCACGCGGCAGTATCATCTGCTTGTGCTGTTGGTTGACTTTGCGACGTTGGTTCTGTTGGCTGTGCCGCCGGTGCTTGTATCCCTTCGACTGGTTGAGCAGGTGCCCCTGCGCCGTCTATGGGAGTAGCTTCGGTTGTGGTTGGTTCCATTAAACCGTACTCCTTTGAATTGTTAAGTTACCAGTCGGGAAGAGGACACGGCGAGGTGTTGACTAAAGCACGGTGTTAATCCTTTCCAAAAAAACTAAGGAATGATTATCTACACTATGTCTTGTCGCCGTGTAGCGGGGCATAGTCCATGTCCTCTTCTCGGCTGATTGTTAAATTTGGTCATTCAGGTGACCACATACCCACGCACCCGACTGGTTTTACCCATGCGTGGGAGTGTCATCATCTGAAGACTGGTTGAATAGGTTCAGCACCTCCTTTATTGCGCTGTGTTTCGCTAAATACCGTTCTGGATAAGGGCAGTCGATGTTGTCGGCATGTGATAGAAATCCGGCCGCTTTCTCTTCAAGAATGCCCAAGATGTAAACGCCGTACTCGCCCTTAACAAACTCCTTACGGTCATGTTCGATGTCTTTTGGGCGGTCTACGTAATCGCTCATGCGGCTGCCCCGGCAGGTAGTTGTGCAAGGTTGGCTGGCGGCTGTGCGCCAGATGGTAAACCACCTTGCACTTGCCCAGGCATAACAGGGTTAGGGTTTTCGATGATCCGCTCGATCTCGTCTTTGTCCAGGTCAACGATCTTTGGTAGCATGACGCGCTTAACTTCGTTGAGGTTATTAGTTGGGTCGGCAATAAGAATCTTGTACGTTTCTACCGCTTCGTTCTGTTCCTGGCGGCGCTTGTTTGCGGCCGAAATGGTCAGGGTTACCTTCGGTTCAAAGTCGTAATCATATTTGTTCGGGTCGTAGAGCAGCGGTGTAATGCCGTTGTTTGCCTCCTGGGGCACAATAAAGGGGTCGGTGATAAATAACCGGATATACTGCAAGGCAAGCCGGGCAATCCGCTTCATCGGGCCTTGCTCCAACTTCTTAACCTTCTTCTCGATACGCTGCCCAGATTGTGCGACCTGCAGTTTTGCTTCTGTAGCCGTAACATCTTGCGTGCTGCCAACACCTTTTACGATCTGATCGGTGGCCGTAGTTTCGCGGATATTATTCTTTACGCCGTTTTCTTCATTGAAGGCTGCTGCAGGTACCTGATTGCTGGGAAGAGGCTCATATTGCCCAGCAGTTGCGAATATCGCTGCCCCTGGTACGCCAAACGAGTTCTTCTGTGGTTTGAGTGCTGGGTCGGCACGTACCTGTCTGAGGAGTGACTGTGTGACGGCGTCGCTTTTCTGATTAGTAGCGTCGTTCAGGCGCTCTTGCTCCTTCCAGAATGTAGCTGTTTCGCTGCGCCCAACGAGTAATGACTTCTTCTTGTTGTTTGCCCAGATAATCAAAGGGATAGTAATTAGGCGCTTCGGGTCTATCTTTCGTGCGTTGGCCTGGGACACAATGAAGTTCTCGGCGTCTTCAGCAAGTACCATGCGGTTAACGAGCGTGTACATGCGCTCATTGGTCATGATCTCTATAACTTCCACTTGGTCTTCATCTTCTAGCTTGCCGTCTTTGTTTGGCGTCGCGACTGTCGAGCCTAACAGTAGGTCTTCGAGCAAATCCTTTTCGGTCTTGTCTTCCTTTTGGCTTGTGCTGCGCTGCTTAAGACCGTTCAAGTTCTGGTAGCGCTTCTTTGGCTGGCCAGTCTTCGGGTCGGCGATCATCTCGTCTTTGAGTGACTTAAGTGAGGTAAGATAGCGGCGGCCACCAAAACCCAGCGTCCCATCAGACATAGCGGCAGGGTCAAACACACAGTCGGTAAACGCTACGGCTTCAAGCTTCGGAAGGCCGTTGCTTAACGTCATCCACCACGCACCGTTGCCTATCTGTAGCCCATCATCAATGCCATAACCAATCTCTTCATCCCAGTCGCCTTTTTCCCAGCAGTAGTTGTAGAGGGCGTTCAAGACATCGAGTGTCTCGTCAGTGATAGAGCCGCCATTAACGGCGTTCTGGATAGCGCGTACTAGGTATTCTTCTTCAGTCTCAGGCGCTTCGCCTTCAACACCGTTCTCATCTACGGTTGGTACTTTGCCGGTAAAGCCGGGCATGAGCCGGTCTTTCAGATATTTGTAAATGTCTTGGGGGACGAACTTGGTGCTGAAGTCTGCCGTGACGAGAGCCGACGACATCGCCTCCAATGTAGAATATGTCATCGGCACGAACGTATCTGCCACACCCTCATAGTGCTTCTCGAAACGTTCGTTGTTGTAGAGCTTTGTGTCACGTTCCCAGGCTGGCAGGAGTTTTTTGCGGTAATCTAACCACTGTTTGACCATGCCCTGTACTTTTTTGAGCGTGTCCTCGTTAGACCCTGCTTTTGGAGCCTTTGCGGGATTAGAAATAAGGCGCTGCTTTGAAGCCAATTGCTTGTTCGCAACACCGTCTTTAGTCACCGTAATTATACCACTACTAGCCATATAATGCTATATGGTCCTATCTTTCTTGCCCGCCTCACGTGACCATATAAGTGCACGCGCAACAGTAGTGACTGTATATTCGGTAATCTCGCGTGCTTGGTCGTCCCTAAAGTCTTGTATTGGCCCGACTAATATATGCGACATCTCGTGCACGATCACTTCCTCAAGTTTGTCGTCATCAAGATCAACACAAGCCGGGAGGTTAAACGTTATAGCAGCCGTTCTGTATTGCCAATTGGTTGCCGTATTTGCCACTTCGTCAGCGCAGTCTTCGTTGCGGCTTCGATTCCAGTACCGATCTATCCTGTACCAACTAAGACCAAGAGCGTCATACCACTTCGACCAAACCTTTTTTACCCGCTTCTGCTGGGCATTAAATTCTTTGTCGGTCATTAACAGTGCTCACCCATAAAGTGCATGTGTAAATTGCGTGGTCGTATCTTGCGGCCACAGAGGGGGCAGTTGATCATCTATCTCACTCCCATTGCGTTCTTAACCCAGTCAGGGGCTGTTATTTCTTCGTCATCGTCAGTACTGATTGAGCGTAAGTTTTCCATTGCGTAACGGCCTGCGTCGAGCGCGTGGTCATTGCCGCCTTCGGGTTTGTTGATAATCCTTCCGTCCCGGTCAGTCTGCCAAAGGTAATTACGATATTCTTTGATTAAGTTGATTGAGCGCTTGGTGACGCTCACACGCTGGTTCTGCACATACTGGATGCCCTGGTTTAGTGATCCTTGTCCCTTTTGTGCTGGGAGTACGTTCACACCGTAGAGCTTAAGCTCATCTATACTTTTCGGTTCTGCGCTGTCGGCAATAACGAGGGCATTCTTCTCAGGCAAGCTGTTGAG